GTATAAGGAAGTGTTAGAACAAGCCCTTGAACCTAAAGACATAGTAAATGTAATTAAAATGCTGCATGACAAATCTATAAACGAGGAAGATACAGCAGCGTCAAAAATATTGCTAGAGTATTACATAGGCAAACCTAACCAAAGCATAGACGTCACCACGAATGGCGAAAGCATTAAGCAGCAAATTATAAATATAGACCCTTTAAGTGATTAAGCAAACAACCGCGCTACGTAAGATTGCAGGACTCAAGAAAAAGATATGGTGTTTGCAAGGTTCGCAAGGTGCGGCAAAGACTTACAGCGCGTGCATAATCATTATAAACCACCTAGCACAGAATAACGGTAAAGAGTGCTATATTGTATCGTCTGAACTATCTAAGATGCGGGATACGGTCTTAAAAGATTGCATTAACATTATAGACAAATTAGGTGTTAAATGTAAAATGACTGGTATCGATTTCGGACAGCCTAAAATAACATTTTCTACTGGTTCATTCATTCGCTTTATCGGATTAGATAAAGACGACGTAGGTAAGGGTTTACGCTCTGACCTAGTGTATATTAACGAAGCTAACAAAATCAACTTTGAATCATACCGAGAGTTAACCTCACGCGCTAAGCGCATAATAATTGATTATAATCCTAACGTTGAATTTTGGGCGCATAAGGAAGTGATACCACGCGACGACTGCGACTTCCTACAACTCACATTTTTAGATAACGAGTACCTAAGCGAGCAGGAACGCAACGAGATACTGCGGTATAAGAGTAAGGGCTACAATGACGACGGCACAATTAAGAGCGAGTATTGGGCTAACAAATGGCAGGTGTACGGGTTAGGCAATACAGGCGGCATTGAGGGCGTTATATTTGAATCATTTAAACAAATAGACATCGTGCCACAAGATGCAAGGCTATTAGGTCATGGTTTAGATTTTGGTTACACCAATGATCCTACCGCGATAACAAGTATATACAAATATAACGATAGCCTTATCTTAGACGAGGAAGTGTATAAGACTGGATTGCTCAACAGCGACATTGTAAGCCTCTGTAAGCAGCAATCTATTGGGACTAGTCTATACATATACGCAGACAGCGCAGAACCAAAGAGCATAGCAGAAATTAAGCGTGCCGGCATACGCATACTACCAGCCAAAAAGGGCAACGACAGTATAAATTTTGGTATACAATTAATTCAAGAGCAAGATATTGTAATTACCGCAAGGTCTAAAAACTTAATTAAGGAGTTCCAATCTTACACTTGGGCGACAGATAAGACAGGCGAGCGACTAAACAAGCCTATCGATATAAACAATCACGCTATCGACGGGGTTCGTTATGCGATAATGGAACTCTTTGGTAAACCTAAAGGGGTTTATTACGTAAGGTAATTAAAATAATTTAAAAAACAAATAAATGAACATAAACATACCCACACAACTAAGCGAGGTAAGCCTAATCCAGTTTATGAAGTATAATGAATACTTAAACGCAAACAAAGAGATAACTCAGCAGCAAGCAGATAAGAAGCTGTTAAGCGTGTTTTGCGGGCTATCTTTAAAAGAGGTTGAACAAATACCGATAAAGGATTATAAAGAAATAGTAACTATCTTACAGGGTGTAATGCAAGAGCCAGCAAAGCCGCTTGTAACTACTTATAAAGGATTGGGCTTTATACCTAATTTAGACAATGTAAGCGTATCGGAATACGTGGACTTAGAGAAATTTTATACAGAAGACGAAAGCACTATCGACTTTTTTATGGCGGTACTTTACAGACCTATCGAGCAGAAAGTAATAGGCTCTTACAGCGTTGAAAAGTACACAGGGGAAGCGTTACACATAGACAAAATACACGCGCTACCAATGGACGTCGTAAGGTCTGCAATAGGTTTTTTTTTGACTTTAAGGGACGACTTGTTAACCTCTACCCTGAAGTATTCCAAGGCGGAGAAGTAAACGACGCAACAAACATTCGTAATAATTTCGGTAAAAAATGGGGCTGGTATCATCACATTAGGGTTCTATGCTCTGCGTTCAATTACACCATTGAGCAAGTTGAGCAAATGCGCATACATGAGGCGTTTATGGAGATGGCTTATCAAAGCGACCTTAATACCATGGCTAAACAAAAAGCATAGTCAAATCGTTTTAACATTATGAACGCATATACACAACTACTTAACTACCTACTGTCTATTTTAAGCGCAGATACCGACATTAACACAGTTACCGAGGGTATCCAGATAGACCAAATCGATATACAAAAAAAGAACCTATACCCGCTTGCGCACATAGAGGCAGCAGACGGAAACTTTACCGCTAATAATTTTCAGTTTAACGTTACCGTTCAAATCCTTGACATGGTGCAAACACGTAAAGAGATAAACACCGACAAGTTTACAACAAACGACAACCGCCAAGACGTTTATAACACCTCTTTACAATCGCTAAGACGTATGTACAATGAGTTGGTAAGGAACGAGATTATAAGCGTATCAACCGATAGCGGATTCACAAAGGTAGATTCAGTTAAAAATGGTATTTACGGCTGGGAACTAAGCCTGCTTGTTGAAGTGCCTAACGATGTTATGTCTATATGTCCGTAAAGAAATCCCTTGACACGTTCGGTAAGCGCGTACAGCAGCAAGCGCGCGCAAACTTAACGCGTAATAAAATGAACGCAAGTAAGGGATTGTATGAATCTACAAAGTACGATTTAACCGTAAGCCCGAACTCTTTTGTTTTAAGTTTTGATTTAGAAAATTACTGGCAGTTTCAAGATAGCGGGGTAACCGGTACGGAACGCAAATTTAACACGCCTTTTAGTTATAAGACTAAGAAACCACCTGCGCAAATATTTGAGAAATGGGCTAAACTTAAAGGCATAAAACCTAGAAACAAACAAGGCAAGTTCACTACTTACAAATCCTTTGGTTTTGCGGTTGCTACGGCTATTTTTAAACGCGGTATAAAGCCTACTAAGTTTTTTACTAAGCCATTCGAAAACGAATTTAAGAAACTGCCAGAAGAGGTGGTAGAAGCGTTTGCATTAGAACTTGACGACCTGTTAACATTTACTACGTCGTAAGGTCATATCTAAACACTATCTACAGGTTGCTCAAATGTATAACACTCTTTTTTTTCTTGTGTTCTTACAAATGTATATTTCATAGCGTTGTTTTGATTTAAACAAAGATAGCCATTTTATCGTTATAAATATTATGGCAACATTCGCAGAGATAGAAATAACGTTCAATCAGGAATTTGATTTTAACGTACAAAATAACGGTCTATCAATAGGCTTTACAAATCAATTCACGCAGTCTAACGGGGTTGTTTTGGAAACTATCGTACAAACAAGGTCGCAACCCTTTGAATTTTCAGCAGGAACGGACGCAGATACTCAGGCACAACTATACAAAGACGCGATAGATTTAGACTTTGTGGCTAGTGGGCAATGGGAATGTACTATTTTAAACAACGTTGTAACTGTTAAAAGCACAAACCCCGATATATTTATTAATCAGTTGCTTACTTTCGAGCCTAACTTCGTACGAGTAAGCGCGTTAATAACTAACACACCTAGCAGCGTGCCAGCAATCGACGGGTTAATGCTTGCGCGTTCAAACTATTACCTATCTTTAGGAATAACTACCGAAGTATTCCAAAATGTGCAAATGTTTTTTAGGACAGGCGACACGAGCGCAAGCCTTGCATCACCCAACTATGAGAAAAAAGTATTTACACCTAGTTTAAACTGGGAATATTTTGATGTTTTAATTTCGCGCTTTGCTTTAGACTTCCTAAATCCTAGACCAGTATGGCGTGCATCTACTGGCATATTACCGAGCGCGGTTGGTTCGTTAGTAGCAACTACAATAAGAACGCAAAACAACTTACAGACATCGCCACAGTCGCATATAGTAGACTTAATTACTACGCGTGGATATTCGTCTTATGCTGACGGAGCAAACTACCTAGACACTACTAGCAAGGTCTTACTTACCTCTAAGTTTAACCAAGTTCAGCAAGGCGATACAATCGTAGTTCCTGTGTTAGCCGACGGTTCTAGTTACTTTTTTTTAGACAAAGATGATAATACTATTTATGGTAATACCGTGCTAGATAGTCAGATAGTTGAGGAAAGAGTGCAGTATTTATTTGTAGACACTACGGCATTAACCACGCCTTACATTATATTAAATAATGATTATATTTTTGAGATAGTAAAAGAGTGCAAGTTTACACCTGTTAACGTTATGTTTTTAAATAGGCTCGGAGTATTTGAGCAACTAACTTTTTTTAAGGCTAAAACCGAAAACGTAACATTTACGCAAGAGGGCGAGTATAAAAATAACTTTGTTTTAGGTGGTTTATACGACACCTCACGACACTTATATAGAAGCGGTAACAAGAACGCACGAACCACGGTAAGCCTCAACAGCGGCTATATAAACGAGCAACAAAATGAAGTACTTAAAGACTTGCTAAATAGCGAGTATGTTTATTTTAATGATGCAGGAACTTTCACACCTGTAAACGTAGACAGCAAATCGTTAAGGGTTTTAACAGGGCTTAACGATAAATTAATTAATTACGCTATCGACTTTTTACAATCATTTGACGCGGTGCAAAATGTATAGCGATTTAGCCCTTTACGTAAAGCGTAACGAGAACTCGCCATTTGAGCGCGTTACTTTATTTCCAGATGAAACGATAAGGCTTAACCAGTCGGTGCAATCAATTCAGGATCTAACCAAAATATTTACAGACTTTACGCAGCAATTCAGAGTACCCGCTGACGACCTAAACAACGCTATTTTTAAGCACTATTACGACGCACAAATTATAAACGGTTTTGACGCAAGAAAAAAACAAAGCGCGTTATTACTTTTAGGTGGCGTTACTTATAAAATTGGCAAGGTTCAACTTAACGGTGCATCGCTGCAATCAAATGTACCAGTGAATTATATGATTGAGTTCTTTGGTGAAACGGTAAAGATAAAAGACTTAATAGGTGAGGACAAACTGCGCGATTTAGACCTTGCAGAGTTTGACCATACATATAGCCCGCAAACGGTTTTAAGTGGACTAGACACCGCGCTAGGCATTGCAAACGGAAGCCTAGTATATCCTCTTTTATCTTATGACAGAAGATACTTATTTCAAGGCTCACAACTAGACAACGAGGCTAATATAAATATAAAGTATGACGCTGCATTTACTAGCGGGTTAAGCTGGCGAGAATTAAAACCAGCCATAAAAGTAAAAGAAATAATACAAGCAATAAGCACGCAGTATGGATTGTTTTTTACAAATGATTTTTTTGCGCGCCAAGAGTTCGACAACCTGTTTATGAGTTTAGGCAATGGCAAAGATGATGCTATTCCTAGTCGAATACTAGAGCTGCATACTTTTACTATTAGACCTTATCAAAGGCGGTTTAATCAACCTAGATTTAGACCAGAAATAAGCGCTAACGTAAATGTAATCGCGGGAGATTCTGAATACCGTTTGTTATTTTTTATAAATGGTGAACAAGTTTTTAAAAGCGATTATTTAACAGGTAATAATTTTATAACTTATAGAGGTGACTTGTTACCGTTTACTTCCGCAGCGTATATATTTAATTACAAATTACAAATAAAAGGAATCATAACCGCTACGGTAGACATAACATACCAAACTTTGAACTTTGTAATCAACTCTAGTAATATTTTTGTAAGTGATCAAAGCACAAATACTAGCAGTTTTACCAGCCTTGTGCCACAAGTAGAGATTAAGAACATTTTGCCCGATATAAAAGTAGTTGATTTTATAGCCGCAATCGTAAAGGCGTTTAATTTGGTAATAGTGCCACAAAATAACGGTGACCTTTATGTAAATGACCTTGCAAGTTGGTACGATAGCGGAGCAATTACTGACATATCGCAATATGTAGATATAGAAACGCTAGACGTGACACGCGGTAAGTTGTACAAAGAAATTAATTTTGGTTATAAAGAGCAACAGAGCATACTTGCCGAGCAATACGAGGGTATTTTTTCGCAGCAGTTTGGTGGTTTTGAGGATATCCTAGAGAATATTTCAGCAGAAGACGAGTTAAAAATAGAACTACCATTTGAAAATCCACAGTTTGAACGCTTCACAGGCTCAACCGTGCAGTATGGGTTGATAGTCGATAAGGATTTAAACGCGTATAACAACGCACCGTTCCTATTTTACGCGCCATTACTAGATTTAACGTCCGATAATCGCATCGGATTCAGTGGCGATACATACCAAGAAGTAATAAAAGCGCGCTTACCTAGTCACTCATTACAGTTAACAGGTGGATTTGCGGCACAATTTAACGCGGAGTTCAGCGAGTATAACGGTGCTGCTCTTTTAGATAACTGGTATTCACGCTTTTATAGCGATTACCTAAATGATTTGTTTAGTGAAAACCGCAGACAGTTCACGCTAAACGCTAATCTACCGATAACACTTGCAAGTGAGTTGAAACTAAACGATAGATTAATAATAAAGGGCGATAGGTACATTATAGATACGGTGGATTCTAACTTAATCACAGGCGTTTCAAAACTGGTTTTAATAAATGATATTTTTACCAGCCTAAGCGCGGGCGACATAAGCAAGGTTTCACAATCTACTGGGCAATTTGCCGACGGCGGGTCGATTTACTACACAGGTGCAGAGCAAGCATTTGTAACTACGCAAAGCCAGTTTATAATTATACAAACGCCAGTAGTTACATCAGGCGAAAACATTATATTTACATTTAAAGCCGATAATTTCACAGAGGACAGAGTAGGCACGATAAATATAACGGACGGATTAAGTAACCCAACAATAACAATTTTACAATTAGCAACATGATAGCCAAAATAATAGACGCGCTGCAAGCATTTGAGTACTACGGTGAAACTGAAACAATAGAAATCGCAAAGGGAAAGTACGAACTCATCACAGATGTAAAAGACCTAAAGCAAAAGGTAAAACGAGCTTATAAAATTATTGTAAGATGATAAAAAAAGAGATTGAAATTGTCGTTAAATCTGACAAGGCAACCAAAGGCGTAAAGGATTTAAAAGGTCAAATAAACGATGTAGGAACGGCAAGCGATAACGCAACAAAAAAAACTACACAAGGTTTTAAGGGTACTGAAAGCGCAATCTCTGGAGTTTCACCAGCATTAAGTCAAACCATTTCGGGAATGAAAGGAATGCTTAAAGCAATGGTCGCAATAGTTGCAAATCCTTTAGGGCTTGCATTGGTTGCAATAGTTGGCGCGCTTACTTTATTGTTTAAAGCGTTCACTTCTACTAAAGCAGGAGGCGAGCAACTAGAGCAGGTAATGGCTGGCGTAGGCGCGGTTATAGATGTAGTTAGAGATAGAATTTTAAACGTAGGTAACGCAATAGTTAAATTTTTTAGCGGAGATTTTAAGGGAGCCTTAGAAGAGGGCAGGGCAGCGGTTAATGGTTTTGGCGACGAGGTAGCTAGAGAGTTTCAAGCGGCTGCGGATGCGACAAAAGTACTGCAAGAGGTTTCAGACGCTATGCGAGGTTTAAGCGTTTCACGCGCTAGACTAGATAAAGATCTAGCAGTATCTAAGGAATTACTAACAGACGAAAACGCAAGTTTTAAAGATAAAAAAAATGCTTTAGATGCAATTAAAAAAGCCGAGGGAGAGCAAACAGCGCAGGAACTAGCAAACGCAAAGAGAAAACTAGCCGCTATACTTGCACTTAACGAGCAGTCAGATAGCGGTAAGGAAGATTTAGAAGCAGCCGCAGCCGCTGAAATTGCATTAATAGCATTAGAGAGAAAATCAGCCGAGGACAGACGCAATATAAACAAGCAAGAACTAAGAGCAAACAAC